TATATGTCTTATTTTTAGATTCAAAATATTTTTTATTACAAAATAGATATACATTCCTATATGGACAATACAAGGAATAATAGATAATATTAAATATAAATTAAGTAAAAAGAAAACTATTCCTTTAATATATGAAGATGAACCTGAATTAAAATTAGAAGATTTAGTAGAGTACAGTGAAACTGGTCATATAAATCCTTATGGTTATCCTATTCCTGTAGAAATATTCGATAGAGCAAAAGTAGAAGAAGTAGTTATATGTTTTGGAGAGCCTGGTAATAATCTAAGCCAAGAAAGTGCTATACAAGAAGAAATAGATAAAGAAAAAGAAAGAAAAGAAAATATGTTATTAAGAGCTAAATTAGAAGATGAACAATTTGTAGTTAAATACAAACCTAAATATAAAGATGAAAATATTAACGGAATACATTGCATAATTACATAAACTAAAAACATAATGGAACTAAAGAAACAAATATCAGATAAAACAGAACAACTTTTACAGGAAAGAGTTAAAGGCGAATTACAATCATCGCATATATATGAAGCAATGGCTAATTGGTGCTTTTGTTATGGATTCTATAAAGCAAGTGATAAATATAGGAAATATGCAGATGAAGAGAGAAGTCACATGCGTAGATTAATGACATATATTATAGATCGTAATGGTATCAGTTGTGTTCCTTTAGCTATAGAGGAAAAATGTGAATATAAATCATTACTAGATGTTATTACTAAATCTTATGAACATGAAGTATCAGTTACAGCAGCTTATAGGAAAATTGCTCCAGTAATTCGTAATGAAGGTGATGAAGTAACATATAGTGAATTACAATGGTTTATACATGAGCAAATAGAGGAAGAAACTAAATTTGGTGATTTACTTATATTAGCAAATAGATTAGGAATTACTGATACAACTACAGGAATAGAATTATTTAAATTAGAAGATGAATTAGCAAAATAATGCGTGACGAACAACAAGCTATATTATTAGCTAAACGAATGACAGAAAAGGATAGGATTCAATATTATGTTATACAAAATACAGAATGTGGTTGTTATGACATAGTATTGAAGATTAATATAAAAGGTAGAAAGATTATATATCCTAAAATAAAGAAAAAGAAATGATAGTACAAAATAAAATTATTGTCAATAGGGATAAAAAGATTTTTGAGATATATGTTAATGTATTAAACATACTGGAAAGATTTAATCTTACTAAAACACAAAAAGCAGTATATTGTGAGTTCCTTTATAGGAATTTCCTATATAAAGAAATGACTGAAAGTGAAAGAACAGAATTGTTATTTTCAGCAAGTGTTAGAAAAGATATTAGTAAAGAACTAGATTTAGATGTAGGTACATTTAACAATGTATTATCTTTAATGCGGAATATTAAAGGAACAAAAGGTAATTTAATTGTTGATAAAACATTAAATTTTAATTATTGTATTTATCCCGATAAGACAAACAAAATAATAATACAATTAGATAAATATGATGATAGCGTTAAAACAGATCAATAATATCTATGATATATATAAAGAAAAAGAAAGATTATTAGCAAAAAATCTAAAATCTATAATATACGTAAAACCTACAGATATTACTTGTATTAGAGAGGTTTTTAATATTAATACTAAGAAGGTATATAAAAAAAGATCTCTAATTAATGTTAGAGAAGTTGGAGAAGTAATTGTATTAAATAGTCCACAAGAACTATTAATAATGTTAAATACAAATCCAAAAATAGGGTATGGAAGAAAATGATACAATGGTTAATGTACACCAACCTGTATTAAAACAAATATATGAAAAAATTGCTAATGAATGGGGATATACACCTAGTCAAGTAGAAGAAGCATTTTTATCAGTATTTAGAGATATAAGGGATTTTGTACGTAAAACAGATCTTGATAATCCTGTAACACATAGACGTATTATGTTAAGACAGTTTGGTGTATTTTCAGTTAAAAGAGATAGAATAGAAAAACTTAAAATAAAAAGAAATGCAAGAAAACAAAGAGAACAAGAGGAATTACAAAGTAGTAAATTGGGGAGCTGAATATAATATTATTCCTTTACAGGAAAGAGAATTTGTAAATGATAGTATTGTATTAGAATGTAAATGTGGTTCAACTTATACAGGAAAATCATTCCCGAAATATAAATGGGATCAAGATAAAGAAGAGATGATTAAATGTGGTATATCTATAGATAAATATTATAATAGTAAGAATAGTCAAAAGCATGATTATTTAACATGCAATTGTGGTGAAAGATTTACTAATATGACTTGTATATATCCCAAAGAAATTAAATATCTAGTGCCATCTATACGTACTTCTGATAAGAAAGATTTACAATTAGATTATAGTTATTTAGAGGATGAAGATAAGAATAAACATTGGAGTGATTTACCAGGTGGTATACAGGAATATGAAGATGTACACAAAGAAAGATTTCAAGGACAAAATGGTGTAATTGATATTACTTAATGGAAAGATTAATAGAATTAGATAATAATAACAAATTAGTAATACAACCAGAAGCATTAGCAATTCCAGCATATAAGACAATATGGGATAGAGATAAAACTAAAAATAAAGATGTTGCTATAAAGGAATTAACTTATATTTGGTTTAGATGTAGTTTAGATAAATATAATCCATATAAACAATTCTATGGAGAAGAACGTAATAAACGTATATTGGAAGATGTTATGTTTGATGGATGGAAACCAGATAAACAAGTCGCTGAAGCTGTAATACAATTTGAAAAAAACAACTATACTATGGGTAGTAAATTAATTAATTCTGCTCTTGCTGGATGTAATAAATTAATTAGTTATTTTCAGGATGTAGATTTAACTATAATGAATGATAACGGAACATTAGTACATAAAGCATCAGATTTAATGAAGAACTTATCGACTGTTGGTAAAGTATTAGAAGGTTTAAAGGAGTTAGAAAAACAACAACATGACGATGAAATTACTAGCGATAGAATTAGAGGTGGTGGAAAAATAGGAGCATTTGAAGACTAATGGAATACATATTAATAGTAGTTTTATTATTTGTAGCCGTGGAAGTATTAATACATGACAACAAAACAAACCACAAACACGATGACAAAGAAGACCTTTGAATATCCTTTACCTGAAGGTTTAATTGAATTTAATATTCCACCACAAGAAGATGAATTTGGGGAATTATATAAACCTGGTTCATTTGAATATGAATTTATAGAACATTTCTGTAATAATAAACCGCTACCAGATTTCACTAAATTTATAGAAGTTAGAGAACATTTTCAAAACTATGGATGTTATACTAATGCTATAATAAACAATCACCCTCAAAGTGCTTATATGAAATTCTGGACAAGAGAAGAAGATAGATGTGTAAATGGACTAACAATAGGTAAAGTATATATACCAGGATATTTATATTGGTATTGGAATTATACTCCAATTATACAAATTAAGGTTACAGGAATAGATAAGAAAACAGGTAAAGAAGTAGGGGATAAAGTATATGATTTTCCTAAGATATACGATACTGATTATTTTTGGTATTGGTACTTAGATGAATGTGAAAAAAAAGGATCTCATGGAGGTAATATAAAAGCTAGACGTAAAGGATTTTCCTTTAAAGGTGGTAGCATGATGACTAGAAACTTTTACTTAATACGTAATAGTAAGTCTTATGCTGTAGCCGATAACTGGGATTATTTGACTAAAAAAGATGGGTTGCTAGTTAAAGTGGCACAGCACATGGGATTTATAGATGAACATACCGCATGGTATAAACGTAGGGATTACAAGAATACAGATACACATAGAAGAGCTACCTATAAGAAATATCTTAATGGAAATGTTCCTATAGAATCTGGATACTGGTCTGAAATTATAGGAATATCATTAGATGGCGATGTAGATAAAATGAGAGGTATTTCTGGTAAATTGATATTATGGGAAGAGTCTGGTAATAATAGAGTATTACAGAAAGCGTGGGAGGTAGCTAAAGGTTCTATGCAGATTGGTAATGTAACGCATGGTTTGATGGTTGCATGGGGAACTGGAGGTAGTGAAGGTGCTGACTTTACAGGACTAGAACGTATGATTAAAAATCCTCACGAATTTGATATATATGGAATACCTAATATTTTTGAATTTAAAAAGATACGACATAAAGTAGCATTTTTTGTACCAGACTTTCTAAGTAAACAAGGGTTCTTTGATAATAAAGGTAATTCAGATATTATAGGAGCATTACAATTTGAATTACAAAAAAGAGAAAACCTGAAAGGTAATCCTTTAATGTTAAGACAACATATAGCGGAATATCCATTTACTATAGAGGAAGCTACATTGTCAACAACTAGTAATGCTTTTGATATAGCATTAATACGAGAACAATTAGCCGAATTAATGGTTAATCCTTTGTTTAAAGGAACAGAACGTGTAGGCAAAATAATATTAAAAGGTGATGGTAACCCTACATTTAAAGTAGATGTAGATGTTAGACCATTAACACAATTTCCAACAACAGATAAAGATCCTAATGGGGCAGTAGTAATATATGAAATGCCTTATACAGATTCTACAGGAAAAGTACCATTTGGTATGTATTTAGCTGGGACTGATCCAGTAGATTTAAATAGAGATGATGTAGGTGATAAATACTCGTTGGCTAGTACAATAATAATGAATAAACTTACTAGAAGAATAGTAGCTGAATATACAGGAAGAACTAGAAGAGTGGAAGAATATTATGAAAATCTACGCTTATTACTGGAATATTACAATGCACAAACTTTATTTGAAGCTAACTTAGTAGGTATGTATAAGTATTTTGAACGAGCAAATAGTTTATATTTATTAGCTGATACACCAAGTTTATTCAAAGATAAGTTTACAGTTAAAGGTATAGGAAAAGATAAAGGTATTAAATCTGATGCTAGAGGACAAATTAAAGCATGGGGGAGAGAATTAATAAACCAATGGTCTACTGAAATTGTAGAAGAAGATTCCTCTAATGGTGAAGTTATTAAAAAGTATAATATACATCGAATAAGATGTAAACCTTTATTAGAGGAAATGAGGGATTGGAGTAAAGAAGGTAACTTTGATAGAGTAGATGCTTTTTGCTATGCTATGATATTAATGGAAGATCGAAGTAAAATAAACGTAGAGAGAGAACAATCACATACTAGTGTAGCTTCTGATCCGTATTGGAATACAATGTTAGGTAGAAAAATACAACGTAGAGTTATGATAGATGAGAAAGATAATGTATTAAAAAGACTATAATTAAAATAATTATATCATTTATTTGGTTATAATTTTTTTAATTATTAAATTTGCAAAAATAATAATATTATATTAATAATGAGTGGAGTAAATAGTATATCATTTTCTAATGCAGTATTTCCTAGTCAGTTTGTATCTGATAAAGAGAAAGCAAAAGATAAGTGGCAACATGATTGTATAGATGGTGCAATTAATAAGGTATTGTTTGTACATGATTTTTTGCGTAAATCTAAAAAAGAAAAAATAGAGAATTATAATATAGTTCAAGGTAAGTTTGATTTAGAGAAGTTAAATAGACATCTTAATCCAATGGGATTAGAATCTGATGAAGTAGATGATAGTATTTTTTCAGAGATAGACGGATATACTGTTTTATTACAACCGTTGAACGTATTATTTGGAGAGGAATTAAAAAGAGAATTTGATCCTAAAGCATTTGTGACTAATCCTGAAGCAGTATCCCTAAAGGAACGTATGATCAAAGATAGGATTACCGAAACTGTAAATAGGATTATATCTGATCCTAATTTACAGGAAGATCAAGCACAAAAAATGATTGAAGAATTTGTTAAGTGGAAACAGTATGATGTTCAAACCATACATGAACAAATGGCAAATAATATAATTCAACATTTTATACCAAAACAATCAATGCGTACTATACTAAATGATTCATGGAAAGATTTAGTTATTGTAGGCGAAGAGATAGTTTATATAGGAGAAATGAATGAAGAGCCGTATATTAGACGGTGTAATCCTAATCAAATACTATATTTTGGTAATGGGCAATCTAATAGAATAGAGGATGCAACTATTATAGTTGAATGGGGATATTATAGTGTAGGAGCTTTAATTGCTGAATTTAATAGGGAATTAACACCAGAACAACTTCGTAAGTTAGAAACATATTTAAATATGGGTTCTTCTACAGCAGGTACATTAATTAATACAAGTCCTACTCCTCAATATATGGGATTAGAAGGTGTATTTTTACCAATTGAAGATTTTCACGAGAATCCATTTGGGTATAATTTCTTTGATAAACAAGGTAATATTTTATTAGTTAGAGTAAATTTCCTATCTGCTAGAGAAATGCTCGATGTTAAGTACTTTGATGAATTTGGTACAGAACAGCATAAAATAATGCCTATACAATATAAACTAGATAAGGCTAAAGGAGAAGAAGGTAAGAAGTTCTTTATAAATGAATGGATGAATGGTATTAAGATTGGTATGGATATTTATCTTCCTGTAAGACCAAACGAAATACAAATGAGAAGTGTTACTAATCCTGCAATATGTAGACCACCTTATGTCGGTGTAGTTAGTAATATAAATGCAGGTAAAGCTTTTAGCATTGTAGATTCTATAAAGGAATTAGCTTATGAATATATTGTATATGCTAAAAAATTAAAACATTTATGGCTTACAAATTTAGGTAGAATAGCTACTATAGATATGGCTTCAATTCCTAATGGAATGTTAAGTGATGGTAAGAAATGGGATTTATCTGATTGGTTTAGGATGTTAAAAACCCATAGAGTAGCATTGCGTAATTCATTTCAAGAAGATGGTAAAGGGCATATAAGCGGTAATATGACTGCACAACCTGGGTATATAGATATGAGTGCTGCATCTGAAATAACACAGATAATGCAATATCTTGAATACTTACAGGATATGATAAGTAGATTATCTGGCATTAGTCCACAAAGACAAGGGGATATTAGTGCATCTCAAGGTTTAGGTACATCTCAACAAGCAGTAGCTTATAGTGCAACTCAAACAGAAGCATTATTTAATCTACATGATGATTTTAAATTAAGGGTATTAAGAACATTTTTAGAAATGGCTAAATACTGTTTAAAGGAAAAGAAAGAATTAAGACAATATATATTAGATGATTCTCAAATAGCTTTATTAAATTTTGATGGTGCTATATTTGCTGAAGCTGAATATGATGTACAAGTTATTAATAGCAGACGTGTTAATGAATTTGTACAACTTATGAAAACGGATATATTAAGTAGAGCTGTACAAAATGGTACTATAAATCTATCTGATGTCGGAATGGCTATGTTAAGTAATAGTCCAACCGCTATGATTGCTAATTTAAAAGCTGCTGAAGATAAACGTAGAAAAGAACAACAAGATTTAGAGCAGCAGAAAATAAAGATGCAACAAGAGCAACAACAAATGATGTTACAATTAGAGCAACAAAAAATGGAATTTGAAATGCAAAAATTACAGTTCCAACGAGAAACAGATCTAATGAAGTTGCAGATGCAAATAGAAGATAAGGCTAAATCAGATGCATTTACTCAATATTATCAAGATCAAAATAACAATGGTGTAGAAGATAATATAGAATTAGAAAAACAAGAACTTGTTAATAAAGATAAAGATGCACAAAGAAAACATGATGCAGAACAAGAAGAAAAAAATCGTAAATTACAACTAGAGATAGCGAAGATGAATAATCAAGCTAAACTGGATGCAGTTAAATTAAAACCAAAAACAAATACAAAATCATAACACCCTTAACTTGGTAAAAATCAATTCCTGTAGTTAGATAATTACAGGAAAATGATTTTTCTCCAATAATTATTTTTATTAGAACTTAAAAAATATTAATTTTGCAAAGATTATGAGTGATAAGACCACTAACAATGAAGAACAAGATTTCTTCTTACAGAATGTAGATGAGCCTACATTATCAATAGATATGGATGATGTAGATGAATCAAATACAATATTTGATTTAGATAATCAAGTAGAAGATTTAGATAAAGCTGTAGAGAAGGTTATTAAAAAAGAACCAAAGAATAAAAAAGAAGCATTATTGGATGTGGATACTAAAGATATAGATCCTGATTCCGATGATACTGATGAGGAAGAAGAAAAACCTAAAGAGAAAGATAAAAAAGATAAAAAGGTAGAAGATAAGAAAACTACTAAAAAATCTAAATCTCCTACTTTAGATTACAAATCAGTATTAAGTGCATTAAAAGATAAAGGCGTAATAACTGGTGAATTGCCAGAAGAGATTAATTCCGATGAAGACTTATTGACAGTATTTGAATCGGAATTTGATGCCTTTAAAAAAGATTATGATACTTATATAGATGAAAAATATAATGGAGTATTCAAATACTTGGAAGCTGGTGGTGATTTTGAAAAATATAAAGCTGCTCACGAAGCATATCCTTATGATACAATGAAAGAAGAAGATATACTAAAGGATGATAAAACAAAAGAGCAAGCATATTATGATTATTACTTATCTAAAGGAATGGATGATAAAGAAATAAAACGTAATATGAAACGAGCTAAAGATTTGGAAGAATTTGACGAAGATGTAAAAGATGTACTTCCTAAGTTACAAAATATCTCTAAGAAGAAAAAAGAACAACTTATACAAACTCAATTACAGGAAAAAACTAAACAAGAAGAAAGTATGAAACAGTTTAGAACAAATGTAGTTGATACTGTTAATAAAATGGAAGAATATATACCAGGTCAAAAGATGACTAAGATAATGAGAGATAAGATTACTCAATATGCTACAGGAAATGAGATATGGGAAGAAATGCAAAAAGATCCTGTAAAAGCAAGAGTAACATTAGCTACATTAAAAGCATTAGGAATTTTAGATGGTAAATGGGATAAAGTAAATACTGACCTAACCACTAAAGCTACTAAAGAAGTAAAATCACAATTTCTAAAGTATAAGAATAACGGAGCTGATTCAGATGATAATGGAGAAGATTCTAATACTGGAGATAAAACATTAAAGGCATTTGAAAAAATGTTTATGAGGAAATAACGCAAACAATAATAATAATTAAACAATGGCAGTAGAAAATGGTAAGGTAAGACCCTTCCAGCTTTATAAAGGAAAGTTTCATCAGGGTCTAGCATACGAAAATCATCTAGCTAATATGTATTTTAAACAACCATACTATGCAAGTACTATGGTAGAAAAGATGTTTGAAACTACATTTGGGGATGACATTTTATCACATGTAAATCAATTCCCAGTACATAAAGTATCAGAACGTACTTATCGTTGGGTAGGAATTGGAATGACAGACAAGAATATTGCACTACAATCTGCATGGGAAGATGCAGCAGGTACTATTCCAGTAGGAACTACTACTGAATATATTGGTGCTAATGGAACAGTATTCTTTATGGATTTCAACGAAAAATGGTTTGGTAGTAAACAAGAGATTGTTGGTATGAAACCAGATTTATATCGTATATGGATTCTTGAAGAACCATCTATGACAGGTAGTGGATACTACAGGTATCGAGTACAACTAGTAGGATCTGATGGTATTTATATTCCAAAAGAAGAACTTAAAGCAGGAACACGTTGGTCTGGAGATGGTGGTTTGGTAGCAAACGAGATGTCAAGAGATGGTTACGAACCTACATTTACAAGTCCATTTGAATTTGAAAACAGATTAACACAATTTAGAACTAAACTAAGAATACCAGGTGGTATGTACCATGAAGGTAAATTTAGTGACGTATATATGTTTAAATTTGTAGATAATGATGGTGGAGAACATAAGGTGTGGTTTGATGCTTTCTGGTATAATTTCTTAAAGATGAATCGTGTTGATAAAGCGAAGAAATTCCTTTATAGCAAATCTAATAAATTAGCTGATGGTTCAACTCGTAACGTAGATCCTCAAACTGGATTTAATGCAGAAGAAGGTAGTGGAATGTATGAAATGATGTCTGCTGGTAATATTCACCCATTTTATCCTGGTGGTCTTACTGCTGATTATCTAACTAAGGTTATTTTAGATGCATCTATTACTAAAGTACCAGAAGATAAACGACAAGTAACAGTACTTGCAGGGGAATATGGTTTGATGGATTTACATAAAATGTGTAGAAATGATCTTATCAATACCCAATTACTTCCAGCTTATATGGGAGATACAACAGGTAGAGCATACAAATGGACTGCACCAAATCAACTACAAGTTAATTATGGACAGATCGTAGGGTTTGCTAATCTTAATGGTGTTGTAGTTAAATTTATGCACGCACCACATAAAGATAATCCTATTCGACATAAACTATTGTATGAAAAAGGTGGTCGTGCTTCTTCTTATGAATATGATATTTTAGATTTTGGTACAACCAATGGTAGACCAAATATTCAAAGAGTAGAATACGAAGGAGAACCAGATGTATATGCAATCAAAGTAGGTATTCGTAGTAAATTTGCAGGTAGAGGTAGTGAAAAACTTCCAGTACAAGTTTCTACTGAAACCGATATGGATGAGATACATCACATGGCTTGGGTTGGAGCTATTATTTGGAATCCAACCAAGATCATAAGAATGATCCCTGCTGTATTGTACAGGTAATATTAGATAAGATAATTAATAATAATTAATAAAGACATTGCAATGAGTATAAATAATGTTAAGGGTGGTCAAGATGGGGGAGGTAATACTTCCCCAATCTTAAAAAGCTGCCTCTTAGATAAACGAGTAAAAATCCGCCCAGTACCCGTAAAGAATAGAATAACTATAAAGTCTGATAATCCAGAAGTGGTAAGATCAGAACAAATTATGCTAACTGGAACAAGTAGGAGTATAATTCTTAAAGAAGATTCCGCTACAAATAGATTGATAAATCCATTTACTTTAGCAGAACGAGAATTTTTAGAGGATATGTTAGGAGTTAATTTGGATGTTAATAAACCTAAAGATCTTTTTCTTAAAACTCCAGAATGTAGAATAACTGTAGTAAAAGATATTGATGATATTGATGAAGTATATACAGAATTAAATTTAAACAATCCTATTGATTATATCAAATATAAGATTTGTTTATTTTCTAATGAAGTAGCTCCTTCGAAAAAACCTCAATATACTATGGAAGAAATATTCTATATTGATGATGAAGTACAAGAAGAAATAGTCGAAATAGCAGGAAATAAGGTAGAAGATGAATGTTTGAAATTCTTATTTAGTATTGAAGATAGTAAAACTAAATTGTATAATTTCTTACGTACATTCGCTTATACTTATAGAACTGGTGTTAAAGTAGATAAAGATTCTAAACAAGAATGGATATATGGTCAAATTAAAGAGTTAATAAGAGATAAGAAACATCGTACACAAGTACACGAACTTATTACACTTATTAAGAAAGATGAAGCTGCATACGAA